ACAGCGTCAGACGCTACTGTGCCAGAAGGCCAGTAGTTGCTGAACAGCAATTGCCCAGTTACAGGATCAGAATAAGAACAACCCATGAAGACACCAATTGGAGTCATTGCTGCATCAGCAGTATCAACTTCAACAGTGCCGCCGGTTACGAGCTTAACAGCATCGCCTTTAAAAATGTTAGACGCATAGCCGCTTGCAATAGAGTACAAACGAGTAACGCCAGCATAAGGAGTGCCGCTAACCATCTTAACCGGTACAAGCCCATAAGGGCCAGATACAGTCGGATAAGCCATTGTTAGCTCCTAAAATTAACCTTTACCAAAAGTAACCGTGGACTTTCTGTCATTAAACAGAGGCATCCTCGGATCGTTTTCGCGCATCAGGTTGTTATCCACAGAAGTCATCTGGCCTTTGGCCTGCTGTTGGTAGTATTCATTTCGTTCATCTACCATTTCCTGCGGTGCCTTGCATAACAATAGACCACCTATTACTACATTATCTTTAAAGCGTTCGTTTTCAACGCCAGTCAAGAAAATCTCTGGGTGGTCAGAAGCCAGCACGGGTTCCCAACCTTCACGCAGTTTTGAGGAAACATTTGTAGGGTCAGCTTGACCCTGCGTACTAATGCGAATCCAGCGATAGGCATAACCCTCCTCGGGAGTAGGGCTAGGGAGGACTTCCGGACGTTCCCACGCTTTCGTGCGTGTCCGTTTTTCTCGCGTCTCCAAACTTCTATCTAATCTTTTTTCGCTCATTAGCTAGTCCTCTTCAATTTAGCAACCTGTAAGGCGTATTGATCCAGTGGTACTCCGAGTTTGTTCGCAATAGCAATTTCTGATTGCTTAAGCCTAATTTTATTAGGCGATGTGCTCCGCGTAGCGGGTGCAACCACATTGCTAGGTTTTTCCTTCGGAGCCTCCGTTGGCTCATCTTCTATCCCATCATCAAACTGTTCTGGGAAGACACTTCGCATGCGAGAATTAATCTTCTCGTAGTAATCGTCTGAACGAGGATCAACCCCGTCCTTAACTAGCTTATTGTGCAAGCCCAACGCAAAAGCAGTCATTTCGTCGTCGCTGCCGAACCACGGGTTGTCGTCGCGCCATGCTTCAGCTTTCTCATCCCGCTGTACTTCTTGGGGTTGAGCTGCCCTTGGCTGCTGTTGTACTTGATTAGTATTTGTTTGTAAAGGGGTTTCTGGCGAATTTGCTTCTTTAGGTTTAAGGCCATTGACCTTTTCCATACGAATTTGTGCCGCATTCAGCAGAGTTTGAGCTTCCAGTATGCTATCTGGCTGCCCTGATTCGTACGCCTCTTTGTACAAACGCTTTGCATTGCCTAATTCAGCCTCTACCTGCTTTCTAGCTGACTCAATAAGAGCGTTATGCCCTTTATCTACGGAGCCTTGAAGCTTTTTGTTTTCTGTAACTAGTTGTTTTGCATAGGTTTCTAGGGCTTCACGCTCACGCAGCGCCGCTTCTTTGGCTCTACGCTCATCATGGTAGCCTTTGCTGAAATGTTTTATGCGGTTTTTAACCTTTTCCGAGTAGTTTTCTAGCTCTTCATCGGTCACATCTTCGGGGGGTTCAGATACTTCTCTACCCCTATCTTCAGGAGGAACATCGTTCTCTACCTCAATTTCAACCTCCCCAGCTTCTATAACTTTGCTATCTTGTTGTTTTTTCTGGGGTTTTTGCATTTCCTCGCGGCCAACAGCACCTTCCACCTCGATGGTGTTATCCACAGTTTCTTCCGCAGGAATTTCAACTTCTTTCAGGTTTTTTGTTTCTTCCTTAGCTGGATCAGGAAATTCGTACTCAACTTGTTGCATCGCCATGATTTATCTCCTATGCGCGAGTTATACCGCTCGGATCGGGGACGACTGCTTGGATAGAGTCATCGTTCATTAGTCTGTACTCTTGGCTACCTATCTTAAATCGGGTGCCTGTGTTTGCTCGAAACATCACATAGTCACCTTGCTTGCACCAAGGGCCGGTAGGGAACCTTTCTTTGTCCATATAAGACTGATCGCCCATATCTATGACTAAACCAATAATAGAAAGAATGTACTCGTCTCTAAGTGTTTGATTTGACTTAAGAATTTCGCTATGCCCAAAAGTTTCTTCCGCATTTGGCAAAGCAATAAGCACATGATATCCAGCAGGTTTTGGGATTTTCTGCTCCAACTCCGCTAATTCACGTTCCTGCTCAGCTATCTTCTCTCTTCTCTGTTTTTCTAGCGCGGTTTCAGCTTGTACCCCGTCAGGGGTAATACTTATCGTCGCTTCAGTCATCGTCATCTTCCATATAGTTACGCGAAAGGTCAGCTATTTCTCTGCGAGCGGCGGCTAGACCTCGGATCACCCCGCACGATTCCCTGTATTGAGCGAAGGTGTTAGCTCCTGCCTCAATAAGAAATTCTTCTTGGCTTTGCTGTAATTCAGCAAGTTTTCCATCGAGCACGTCAAAGACGGTTTTTGCCATAAATTATTGCCTCCTTGGGGGCATTTGATCAGCTTTCGCAAGGTCAAGTATCGCTTTGGCTTCGTCCAAGTCCTGTCTTGCGTTAGCTTGTTCTGTTTGAGCGGCGACTCTTGTCGCCTCAATAGCGGCTGTACGTTCTGATTTTTGCTTATCCAGATCCAGTTTAGCGGCTTCAAGCGCTGCATCTGTCTGATCTTTCTGCATCTTACGCTGCTGTTCAGCGGCTTTAAGCTGCAATTCTTGCTGCTGCATCTGGACAATCGGGTCTTGCATCTTTTGCTGAGCAGCTTGTTGTGCGGCAGCAGCTTGTTTCTGCTGCGTAAGCTGTTTGCCCGCTTCGGATAAAAGCTGAGACAACTGAAATTCTGCTTCTTCCGGTATCTCTTTGTCCGGCTCTGGGAGTGGTGTTCCAAGCTTTTCTTCCATCTGTTTGTAGTAGCTGAAACCAATATGCTCAGCTATATGTGCCTGAAGCGCAGCCACCACCTGCTGTGCAGCAGGGTTCTGTCCGATAAACGCCGCAATCTGCGGGTCTTGCAGGAAAGCTTGATGCGTAGCGATATGCGCGTCGTGGTCTTGGTAGATGAAAGCCTTGACCGGTTTACCAACAAGTACAGACATATTTTCACTAACGGGGTCAGCAGGTTTAATGTCTTCTGTCGTAGGTACAAGCTTGTCTGCGTTTTTAACACCCAGAACCTCAATCATCTGCCGGTGTAACTGGGGCAGGTCATATATCTGAGGTGCAGATTGTGCCATCTGTAATACAGCTTGGTATTGCACAACGCGTTGAGCCATCGTGCTGTTGTTAGGATCACTAACAGGGATGACATCTACCATTGCGTAATCTGCTTGACGAGCACGAGGCTCACCACGATCAGGTACGTATGTATATTCAACAGGAGCGTACTCTGCGATTATCGCCCGCAAGAGTTTGAACTCCTGCTTCATGGCGTAATGAACGCGAGACTGTACAGCAGCCATTGGCTTGAGAGTGCGCTCCAACAGAGCAAGGGTTGTTCCGACAGGCGCGTTGGCGCTCATGTCAGAAATGTTCATGTCTGAGATTGCTCCCAAACGACGACCTTCCTCCGTTATACGCTGCAACAACGCCAGCAGGGTCTGGCTAGGTTCTTTGTATGGCATGGGCATGATGTTGTCTCGAATGGAACCACTCGGCACATCCACGTCACGGAACTCGCCCGGCCCTATCGGAGTATCATCACCCTTCACGCGTAGGCCACGCGCTTTTAAACCACCCGGTAAATTACTGAGAGTGCCAGCATCAACAAGCTGACGAATCAGGGAAGTACCTGCTTTAGCGTATCCACCGATAATGTGGATTAATCCAAGCCCATAAAAACCAAAACCCGGCACATATACATAATGTACAAAGTGTTGACGCTTGAGCATCAACGAATCATCTGGGTTCCAGTTACGACGTATAGCTAAAACTTCGCCTGTGCCACGTTCTATAGTTACAACATACGGTTTCGCTATCTGTAAACCTTCTTCGTCATCTACACCGTCAATAATTAAATCCGCATGGATTTCCAGCACGGTATAGCGATCATCAGAGGTAAGAGAGTAGCCTCCTTCCTCTGCTTTCTTCTCTTCAATATCTGTGTGGAATGAAACAGGGTCTGATAATTCTATGTCTCGATAGAACCCAGCAGCTTGTAGCTTTTTCAGATCATTCTTTGTCTTACGCATAACATGCGTAACACGCTCGGCGCTTTCAATATTAGACGCGCCGTAAGGTACAACAACATCTTCCGCTGGTATATAAAGAGCAACTTGGCGCTCTATGTTTGGATCAAAGTAAACTTTTTTGAAAGCTGAACCAGCCAAGCCAAGAGAGTAGAGCATACGTTCATGCTCCGGTCTGTACTCGACCATAACCTCGGTCAGTTCGTAGTTCATGTCAGCTTTAACACGCAAAGCTGCATCTTCTTTGTCTTTTGTAACAGCGCCAAGTATCTTTGTTTTTACTGGCCCTGCTGCTGGGAAAGTCTCACTCATCGCTTCTGCTTGGAAACGAATAGCGGCTTCAGCTAGGACGTTAGAATAAACGCCACAAGAATTTTCCCACGGTTCGACACGCTCCTCGTAGTTGAAGCCGAGCACATCTAGCCCTTTAACAAAGGTATCTGCCCATTCTTTTCTGCTAGATGTGTCGGCCTCAAAGTAACCTATAAGCTCAGATGCAATCTCTGTCAACTGTCCTTCTTCAAGATACTCTGCCAAATTAGCACCGAACGGCGCGCCCATTGTCTCTTCCATGCCCTCTTCTGGGGCAAGAACGACCTCAACGTCGCCATCATCCAGCGTTACTATATCTGGGTTAACAATATTTACTTCTATTTCTTCTTCTGACTCCAAGCCAGTAGGGGCTTGGTACACACTTCGTTCAATAGCCATTATTCAGCCCTCAGTAGTACGCCGTTCTACGTCGCCTATACATGTCCATTTCATCTTCTTCATCGCTAGGTAATCTGATGAAGCCGCTTTTTCTGAAACGCATAAGTGCCAGAGAAACAGAGTCCACATAGTCGTCATGCTCTCCGGCGGGGAAGCTAGCGACTTCGTCAATCACTGCTTCTGCCCACGATCTGTTTGGTGCCCACACAATACCTGAAGCAAACAAGTCAGAAACTGCGTTCAGCCTCGTAATCTTGTCGTTGCCTTTGGTTGGAGTAAACTCCTGCACCGGTATACCCATCGCCCTCATTTCGTAAATGAGCGGAGAACCTGAAGCCTTCTTCTCGATAATCAGAGAGTCCGGTTCCCAGTCATCGTACTGCTCTACTGCTACGCGCTTAAGGGTAGGGAACTCCATTCTATCTCTAAAGGCGTTCAAAAGTATAAGGTTGGGTCGTTCATCTCCGTTAGCATCGGGATGGTAGAACACTCCCCACGTCGTACAGGCCGAATAGTCCGACCGATTTGTCTTTTCAAACGCCGTATCCCACGCTTGCACGATAAAATCTACCGCTGGGGGGTTGTCATCCGGCCACTCGTTCCACCATTCACGCTTAACTATGGCAGAAGTCTCTGATGTAGGCTCTTGTTGGTACTGAGCCATCCATTTTGAGTTAGGAAGTTCCTCTTTTAGCGCCGAAAGCTCGTCTAAACTCCAGAACTGGGGCCACAGAGGCTTGCCGCTCGGCATTAATGCCGGAAATTCGATCACTTCCCACTCATCACCGCCTCTTTGGGCGTTTGCTTTCAATACTCGGGCCGTCAAATCACGCAATGACCACCGTGTCATCACCACAACGATGGCTCCGCCCGGCTGTAAACGCTGCCGAGGCCCAGATGTGTACCACTCGTAGGTCTTATCGTAGATTTCAGGGCTGGTTTCGGCCAACGCAGCCTCCTGTTCCGAGTGCGGGTCGTCAATAATGAGCAAATCCGCACCCTTCCCAGTAACCGCACCGCCTACACCTATCGCAAAGTAGTCTCCTCCCTTGCTTGTGTTCCATCTTCCTGCCGCTTTACTGTCTGAAGACAGGTTTAACTCAGGAAAAATCTCTTGGTACGTCTCGGTATCCACCAAGTTTCTTACTTTTCGACCGAACCCAACCGCAAGTTCTGCTGTGTGGGAGGTCTGAATGATCTTCTTGTGGGGATATTTACCCAGAAACCAAGCAGGCAGAAGATAACTAGCAAACTCAGACTTAGTATGACGAGGAGGCATATTGATAATAAGACGCTTACAATCGCCCCGAGCCACTCGTTCAAATGCTTCAGCCATGATCCCATGATGTTTCCCACTAATGAACGTAGGCCACATCTGCTTCACGAAGTCGATAAACTTGGTCTGGGCCTGTTTTTGCTTTTTGAGTTTCTCAAGGTGAGCCAACTCAGCCAGAAGCTTCTCCCGCTCTGGTTGAGACAATAACGGCAGTATTGTGGGTATGTCCTTAAGAGTAAGGTTGTCGAATGGGTCAGTCTGGCTCATCCTTTTCCTCTACCTCTTCAAACAGCCCCTCGTCTAACGGTTTGGGCAATTCGGGAACATCTGCTTCACCAAGCTCTTCATTCAAAGACTCTTCCAGAGGGGTAATGTCCACCACGGTAGCATTCAGTAGGCGCTTGACGCGCTCCTTGATCTCCTCCTCTAACGAGGCAGGGTCTTTGTAATTAATGGTAATCTCGCTACGCTCGGTAAATATGCCGATATCACTATGCTTACCCAGCAGTTCAAGTGCTTTCAGCTCATACCGTGGGTCACCACAATTAGCAATTTCCATCAACTTGTTAGTGATAGCAGCCCTGGCCTCGGCAGCGTCTAACGCGAGCTGCGAGCCATACGTACGCAGGAAAGTTGCGGCAGCAAAGGCAGTAGCAGGTTCTTTAAGGTTAGAGGGTTTCTTAGCAGAGGCCACTGCTTGCAGCAGTTCTTTTTCTCTCTCCACGTCTCCTTCGGAAACATCAAGAGCAGCGCCAAGCTCCACCTGCAATTCTGCGGTGTTACCAGCTACCGCCATCTCTTCTAGTAGAGTGTCGGTCTTTTCCTCTGTTGTGTCGTAAGGGACTGAGTAGTCCTTCGTAGGTTCGATTCTTACAACCGTCATAAAATTCGCAGGTATGGATACCGGAGTATGCGTAGCGTAAAGAGTTTCTATGTGCTTGGCAAGCTTACAAAAAAAGCCCTTGTACACAAACTACGTGCCAAGGGCAAAACCTCAAGGAGCGAGGGGGGAGTTTGATATACGGTACCACGTTTTTCATTGTTTTGGTTCCATTGACGGGGGGGTTTCCTGTGTTTAGGGGGGTGGGGTGCGAGCCAGATGGGTACAGGAAAAAGGGGGTGGGGGTAAGTTGTTGATTTAATTAGGTTTATTTATTGAGTTTGTCAAACTTTGTGATTGTTTGTGCATATTAGTAAGTAATGAGCCTGGGTAGCATTTTCCCTGATTTCGGGGGGTGGGGGTAGGGTGGGGTCTGGCTAAGCGGGTGCTGCGGGCTTTGCGGGACGGGGTCTGGATCAACTAACAATTGTTAGGTCATCCGGTTGCGTTTCAGCGGGACAAAAAAAAGCGCGGCCGGTGAGGGCCGCGCTCGGTTGCGCTAAGTGTTGCTTAGCGTTTGGCGAGTTGCTTCATCAGCGCTACCAGTTCGTCATCTTCAAGCGGCGCGCCGGCTGCCGTCAGAGCTCTGGTCAAGTGCTCCAGAAAGCCGGTAAGCTCTTCCGACTTCGGGTGTTTCTTGATTATGTCATTGTTGGTCGTGCTAGTCAGAGCGCGATACAAAGCGCCGCCTTCGCATATGCTGCGCTCGTACAAGTCGCGGTTGCGGCTAGGCTTGCCGCCTTCGCTCTCGCCAGTCTCGCCAGTCTCGCCAGTCTCGGCGATCAGTTCGGCGCGGTGTTGGTCGCGCTCCTCCAGTGTGTATAGGTCA